GGTCGTTCAACGTCGGCGTCAACGGCTTCGCGTGGGACAAGGCCAACGGTCTGGCCAACCCCGGCGCTACGGAGCTGGGAACCGGCACTAACTGGGATCCCTACTACAGCGACCAGAAGGACGCTGCTGGCGTGCTTCTTGTCACCCTGTAGGATCTCGCCTGAAGGGGGGAGGACTTACCTCCCCCCGCATCACCGGAGGTTGCCGCGTGGCCCTGATCGTAGAAGATGGCAGTATCGTAGATAACGCGACAAGCTACGTCAGCCTGGCCGACGCGCGCACATATGCGGCAGCTCGTGGACTCACGCTTCCTGCGGACGACGCAGCCGCAGAAGCTGCGCTAGTTCGCGCTGTTGACTACATGGAAGCAACCTACTACGGACGATGGCAGGGCGGCATCGTGGCCGCAGAGCAGCCTCGCGCGTGGCCGCGATTTCCCGTTGTCGTCGAGAACATGATCATCAGCGCCTCGACTATTCCTGCGCAGTTGAAGGCGGCGCAAGTTGAGGCAGCTGTGGCGATTGGTAGCGGCGTAGACCCGCTGCCGTCCGGCACGACCGCGGCGGTTACACGCGAGAAGGTCGGCGCGTTGGAGACGGAGTACGCTGCGGCAGCTGGAAACTCGGCGGTCCCCCGCGTAGTCGCGGTAGAGCGGATGCTTCGTGCGCTGTTGAATGGCGGCGGGGCGTTACGGGTGAGTAGGGCATGAGCAAGTACGCTTCTATGATCGCAATGGCGTGGAGAATGCTCGCGACCAAAGGAGCGCCTTGCGTGTGGAGTAAGCGCACACCCGTGCAAGACCCGGCGCAGCCGTGGCTAGAGGTGCCGGCGGTGGCCGAGACGTACAACACACACATCGTCGTGCTGCCGTATGAGACTGTGGCGCGGCGAGTTGTTGGCTATGTACAGGGAACGACCGTGCCTACCGGCACGCTGTTAGGTTACGTGCCTGGGAGTACTGAGTTTACTCCTGAGTTGCGCGATATGGTGACGGTAGGCGACGAGACCTACGGTGTCGCGGCCATCGACATCATCAATCCTGATTCGGATGAGGATGTCTTCTATGTAGTGGAGTTACGCCGATGAGCATGACGTTCAGTGAAGCGCGGGACGCCATCTACGGTAACATCAACTCGACGTGGCTAGCTAACGCCGTATTTGTCTTTGGCGAGGCAGCTGAGTTACGCTTCGCTGATGTGGAGGTAGGCACCCCGATTCCGCAAGATGCGCCGTGGGGCTACTGCCAGATGAGCGTAACAATGACGCGCCAAGCTGGTCTGCGCAATGACCAAATGCGGCGCTACAGAACCAGGGGAGTCGTCGTCGTGGATGTCCACGTCCCCCGGCACTCGTCGGAGTCGTCGCATAAGGCGCTACTGATGGGTGACAGGCTGCGGCGAGCGTTGGAAGGGACACGCGACGGTAGCGTTTGGTACAGAAACGTCACGTCTACCCCAGTGGTCAACAATCAGGTGTTCGCAGTGGCACGCGTTCGCGCCGACTTCGAATACACAGAGGAAGGTGAATCCGATGCCCAGTAAGCAGGATAGCAATCTGACCGGGCTGGCCGCTGCGGAAGAGGCGTCTCTGGGTGTGCTGCCCGCGTCTCCTCAGTGGCTTCAGCTTGAACCGAACAGCTACAGTGACTTCGGCAACGAGATGAGCAAGGTCGCGCGCAAGACCATCAATCCGGCGCGAAAGATCCAGAAGGGCGGCCTGACTGACGTGGACGCGTCTGGCGGCTTCGATCACGATCTCGTCCCCTACGGTCTGCTGCGGCTTTTCCGTGGCTTCTTCTTCACTGATGGCGACGAGACGCCTACGACGGACCCGCTTGACATCGCCAGCAGAAGCACCGCGCTCGGTGTCACGGCGGTGTCCTCTGAGTTCGAATTCGACGGGTTCACTGGGCTGCCCGAGACTGGGCAGCTTGTGCTGACCGACGGCTTCACCAACGCGGCGAACAACGGGCTGTTCAGTGTAGCGTCGTCCATCGGCAGTCTCGTGACTGTCAACGAGACCGTCGTGGACGAGGCGGTCCCGCCGGCGACGGCGCGGATGCGCACTGTCGGCTGCGAGGCTCCGAGTGCTGACATCAGCTCCACGCTGTCTGGCACGTCGCTGTACCTCAGCAGCGCGTCGGGCATCTTCGGCACGACGTTCTGCCCGGTGCGCGTCGGTGACACCATCTTCATCGGCGGTGACGCTGTCTCCGAACAGCTCACTACGCTCGGCACCGGGTACGCCCGCGTGGCTAGTGTTATCTCTGCTTCTCTGATCCTCATCAAGGATTTCACTGGCACGCCGGCGACTGACTCTGGCAGTGGCAAGACTGTGCGGATTTTCTTCCCCGCGCGGGCCTTCCGCGACGAGCCGGACCCTGCGGACATCGTGCGCAGGACGTACCAACTGGAGCGCACGCTGGGAGAAGACGACAACGGTCCGCAGGCCGAGTACCTCGTTGGCGCGGTTCCCAGCGAGCTGCAACTGTCGCTGCCCGAAGCGGAGAAGATCACGGTCAGTCTGTCCTACGTTGGTCTCGACCGGGAGACCATCGACGGAACTGGCACGATCAAGTCCTCTGCGGCTGGCGCTACTCTCCACGCCCCGGAGAGCGAAGAGTTCTTCAACACATCGTCTGACGTGTTCGTGGCGCGTCTGGTGAAGGACACCACGCAGGCTTCGCTGGTCGGCTACCTGGAGAGCATGGACTTGACGTTGAACAACGGCATCAACGCCAACAAGGCTGTCGGCGTGCTTGGCGCGTTCGACTTCTCGACCGGCGACTTCGAAGCTAGCGGGTCGATGAACGCCTACTTCGACAGTGTGGCGGCTATGCAGGCCATTCGCGACAACGACGACGTGGCTGTGCAGCTTATCGCTGCGCGGGACAATGTTGGCTTCGCGCTGGCGCTGCCGCTGGTCACTCTCTCTGGTGGGCAGGCGGAAGTCTCGTCTGACGAGCCGATCATGCTCCCGCTGGAGATGAACGCGGCGGTCAAGGACGGGGTCACGATGTGCTACTGCTACTTCGCGTATCTCCCCGACGCCGCGATGGCGTAACAACGACCAAGGAGACTACAATGGCTGGCAAAAGCATCTACGATGTGTTCAAGACTGACGAGCAGGCCGAAAACGAGGGGGCGTGGTTCAACTACGGACCCGGCCCCTCCGGCCATGACCAGAAGTTCCTGCTGGCGCGCGCAGGCCGCAGTAACAAGAAGTACACCAAGGCGCTCCAGCGGATGCAGGAACGCTACGGAAAGCAGATCGAGTCTGGCACTCTTGCCGACGAGACCGCCTACGAGCTGCTGCTGAAGGTCTTCTGTACGACTGTGCTGCTGGACTGGACCGGGATCTGTGGGCAAGATGGCGTCGAGCTGCCGTACAGCACCGAGACGGCCATCGCGCTGATGCGAGAACTGCCGGATCTGTACGCGGAGCTGCAAGCGCACGCCGGCTCGCGGGAACACTTCCGGCGTGTCTCCAACGAGGAGATTGCGGGAAACTGATCGCCTTCCTGATGCATCAGCTAAAGTACGGCGATTCTGCTGACCGCATCAGGAAGATGGCCAAGCGCAGCGGTGGGTCAGTCTCAATCCCTGACCCACCGCAACTGACGGCCTGGGAGGCGCTGCTCTACACCGCCTTTGCTGAACTCAGCACAGATAGGCAGCTCGGGATGGCGGAAGGGCCGATCCCGTGGTCGTCGATACGCCGCTATGCACACGAGTACGGATTTGACCTGTCCGACCTCAGTGATATACTACGGCGGGTAGACGGCGCGTATTTGCGGCATCAAGCGGCGAAGCTGGAGAAGAGCAGTGGCCGACACAAGAAGCAGTAGGGCGCTTCGAGCCTTTGCACGGCGCATGACTAAAATGAGCGCCCGTGCACCGCGTGTCGGCGCTGCCGCAAAGGGTGATCTTGGGTACTCCATTGTCGTGGCAGAGGCTACGTGGACTCCGGTGGACACCACAAAAGCCCTGTCTAACTGGGTGATCACAAACGGCGCGCCTGTGCTAGAGGATATTCCAGCGCATTTTCCTGGGGTTGACAGCCTCACGGAACCGGCGTCTTTCGCGATGACGCAAGAACTGGCGCGCGCGCAGTCGCGTATTGGCAGCACGTTGCCGAACACGCCGATGTTTATCCAGAACAATGTTGACTATATCATCGAGCTTAATCTCGGTAAGTCGCTGCAAGCGCCGGCTGGATGGATCGCAGAGACATTTGTAAGCGCGTTGTCGCGGTGGCGCGCCAGGCTGCCACAGGTTGTCGGTACGGCTATGGGGAGGAAGGTGTAGTGCAAGAGCGCATAGAAATCCTCGTAGTTGACAGGGTGCCGACTAGCATCGCGCAGAAGCTCGATCAAATCGCCAAGAAATCGTTCACTGCGGCTGCCGGCTTGCGCGAGCTTTCGCGCGCGACCGCCGTAGTCCGGCCAGCGTTGCTGTCTACTGGCGATCTTGCGCGACCAGTTGTTGCGCAGTTCACTGACTTGTCGAGAGCGTCAGCTACGCTTGCTTCCGTGTTGAAGGGAGTTGCGCCGCTACTAGCCAAGCACGCAACAACCACCACGAGTGCGGCAAAAGCGAATGACGCCTTGGCTGCTAGCGCGACACGAACTGCTGCGGCTTACAGAGCTAGCACAGCAGCAGTACAAGCTAACAGCTCCGCGCTTACCGCGAACACTGCCGCTGCTGCGCTTCCAGGAATGGGCGGGCTACGGCAACCTTCGACTTACGGCAACCCGCTAGGTGTTACTGCGCAGGAGGCCAAGGCTCTTGCTGGTGGCGTTAACACGGCGAGCAGCGCGTTAAATGGGTACGCGGTCGCAGCGGGCACCGCACAAAAAGCTAGCCTGTCGCTTGGCGCTGCTCTTCGCACTATGTTCTTGGTCTATTTCGCGGCGGCTGCGGCAGACAGAATACTGACGATTGCCGATGCGTACACTGAGTTGACTAACAAACTCATCATCGTCGAGGGCACGGCTGAGGCTGCGGCGGATAAGTTGCGGAACCTCGCTGCGCTTGCTAACCGCACTAGAACTGCCATCGAACCAACCGTGAAGTTGTACCAGCGCGTATCGCTGGCCATGCAGCACATGAACGTCACTGGAGAAGAGGTTGAAGCTGTCGTTAGGAACGTGAACGCAGCTATGGTCGCTAGTGGTGCTGATACGCAGGAAACAACGGCGGCACTCCGGCAGCTTTCGCAGTCGTTCAGCAAGGGCAAGTCCGATGGCGACGAATTCCGCTCGATGATGGAGAACGCGGGTTTGCTGATGGACCTGGTCGCCGCAGAGATGGGCGTGTTCAGGCACGAGCTAGTCGCGCTGGCACCTCAGGGCAAGATTACTGCGGATATCATGTTCAGAGCGTTCTCGCGTGGCGACGAGGCGCTGGAAAAGCTGGATCTGACTACGGTCACGCTTGGGCATTCGTTGGAGAGACTTAAGACCAACTTCACATTGGCGTTTGGCGAGCTAAACACTTCGCTGAAGGCCACAGAGAGGCTAGCAGTCGCACTGGGCGCTTTAGCCGACCACGCGGATAAAATTTCCGTTGCCTTGGGATTGCTTGCAACAGCCGGCATTGGCAAGCTGCTGTGGATGCTTGGTACATGGCTTGCTGGTGCTGTTACGACGATTGCTGGTACTGCTGCTGGCGCTGCCGCCATAATGACCGGACTTGTGTACCTGGCTGCGAAGGCTGGCTCTGAAGTAGGTCATATGTTCGCGCGTATTCAGCGGGAGATAGACGGAACTGCTGAGGCTGCGCGTAGGTACGAGTCTCGAATGCAAGCGTTGCAGTTCGAAACTGATCTTGCTACTGGGAAGATCGCCAAGCAAATAGCAGCCGCGCGAGAAGCCGATCTACAAGCTAGGATCGCGGTGCGAAAACGCAAGCTCCTGGTTGATCTGCACGGCAAAGATGGTGCTGACGCGTATCTTTTTGAGCAGGGGCAGATTGATCTTCTTTTGTCGCAGAAAAAGTCCGTAGAAGAGCTGGTAAAGGCAGAGCGCGAGGAGGCCTACGTCGCGGAGCTGACTAAAGCGGCCAAAAGCGGCCAACTAAAGATGACGGACCAGTTGGCGGCGGCGATTGCGCGACTGGCAACACGAATGGCGGACCAAGCTGCTCTCGAAAGCGCGCTCGTTTCTGGGTACATGAGCCATCAAGGCGCACTGGAAAGTGCCATCGTAGAGCAGGAGTCGCTTGAGGCGTTGTACAACGAGACTGGGTTGCCGGGATACGCACGCGCGTTAAAAGCGGCAACCGACGAGGTCGCACGGCTGCGGCGCGAGCTTACCATGACTGACGATGAGCTTGCGGCGTACAACGCGAATGTTGCGCGTAATACTGCGCTTGAGAACGCTCGAAACGAAGTACTAAGCAAGACCGTAGACGCGCGCCAGCACCTTACGGATCTGGTAGAAACGACGAAAAAGATGCGCGATGCTGGCGAGATTGTGCCGGAGGACGCTGTACGGCTACTGGCAGAGTACCAGGCGCAGCTAGACAGGCTCAATGGTGTGACCAATGAGCAAACGGCGGCGGAGAAAGCACTGGCGAACGCGCGTGCCACCCACGAGGGTAGTCTAGAGGACGCCATACTTGCGCAGGAGTCGCTTGCGGAGCTGCTCGAACAGACTGGATTGCCTGGGTACGCGCGCGCGTTAGCAGTGGCAACCGAAGAAGTCGAACGGCTTCGACGCGAGCTAAACATGACTGACGATCAGCTTGCGGAGTACAACGCGAGCGTTGCGCGCAATGAGGCGATAGACCAGATACTAGCTTCTGTGCAGTCAACGCGCGCTGCGCTTGAAGTCGAAGAGGCGGCGCTGCACACGCTGTTTTATTCTGGTGCTTTGAATACAGACGCGTACACGCAGAGCTTGGCCGGCATTCGCGCGGAAATGCTCGCGCTTAGGATGGAGACAGAGAAGTACACCAACGGGATGACGGCGCTTGGCGACGTGCTTGAGCTGGTTATGCTCGATTACATCGCTAGAGCTGGCAACACATTACAGAACATGGCGGATATCGGCGTACAGTCGTTGGACGCGCTGACACAAGGTACTGGCGATCTCGTCGCGCAGTGGGTTGTGTTTGGCGAAAAGATGGATTTCGCTGACTTATTCCGGGAGATTATCAGGCAGATGATAAGCGCACTGGTTGCCCTCGCTGCGCAGTTGCTGATCGTTGGTATTCTCAGGCAGTGGGCGGGGCTTCAGCCCGGCCCCGTGCAAGGACCGCCTTCTCCCGGCGGCCTGCCGACATCCTTCAGCGATCCATTTGGCAACCCAATGACTGGCAACAGTGTCGAGATGTTTGCTAGTGGCGGTTACACTGGCGATATGGCTAAAACTGACGTGGCTGGCCTTGTTCACGGGCAGGAGTTCGTTGTCAACGCCAGAGCAACCGCGAAGAACAGGGCTGTCCTTGAGGCCATGAACAGCGGCAAAGGCATCGTGCCCAGCGTGGTTATCAACAATAACGCGCCTGGAGTCACGGTGCGCGCAGAGTCGATCTCCGAGAGCGAAGTGCGGCTCATCGCTGAAGAGACAGTGATGAAGCAGGCAGGCCGCGTCGTGGCGAGTGAGCTGCGGAATGCGAATAGTCCAGTGTCGAAATCTCTTCGACAAAACACGACAGCAAGCACTAAGGGAGTGTAACCATGCCCGCGACCATTCATGACGACATCTTCGACGACGGTCTGGACGCCGGCCTGAAAGCCCTGGCTGACCTCACCTACTGCGATCTGCACATCTGCTCGCAGCAGCCGACGACCTACGCGCAGGCGACCAGCACCTACACGCTAGGTGACAAGAACATCATCACGGTCACTGGACCGGCTGCTGGTGACGTTAGCGGCAGGAAAGTCACCGTCTCCGCGATCAACGACGGCGACGTGACCGCGACTGGAACGGCTACCCATTTCGCTATCGTGGACACGAACAGCAGCAGGCTGCTTGTGACCCAGGCGCTGTCCGCGAGTGCTTCTGTGACGGCTGGCAACACGTTCACGTTGACCGCGTTTGACGTGGAGATCAACGACCCGACTTCGTAGCTATGGCCACCACGGTAACCATCTACGTTGATACGGGGGCTTCCGGCGCAGCGAACGGTACAAGCTGGGCCGACGCCTACACGTCGCTGTCCACAGCGGTTACCGCGCGAGCTGGAGACATCACGCTGGCTACTGGATCTGACGAGATCCACCACTACCTGTGCCGTGCGTCAGCCGGCGCAGCAGATAAAGCGGGCGTCAGCCTCTCCAGCTATACGACGAGCGCCTCTGAGTACGTGATCGTCGAGAGCGCGGACACGACTGGCGGCGTATGGTCAACCAGCGCCTACAGAATTTCAGTTACGTCTGGCACTGGGATGGTGCTTGGCAACAACCACGTGTATCTGCGCAATCTCCAAGTAGAGAACACTGGCACGGCTGGTTTCACGTACTGCGTAGGCACCGGTAACGATAGCGCGACAAGTATCGGCTGGTATCTGGATCGCTGCTTTTTGAAGGGCAGGTTGACTGGGTACGGGTACGGCTCTTCGGCGTTGACGCTGTCAACTGCTAGCGCCTGCACTGGCACGCTGCTTGTTCGCAACTGCGTGCTGTACGGAGGCGACCGCACACTAGCGGTAGCCGACGCGGATACGACCGGCGTGACTGTCCGTATCTTGAACTGCACTATCTACGGCGTGGGAAGCGCGCTCTTGCGGTCGAACACAAGTGGCGGCAGCAATTGGCACATGGCAAACTGCGTGCTGTGGGGTGCAGCTACCTCTGTGTACAACGCTGTACGCTGGGGGGATGGATCTGCGGGAGGAACGCAGATAACCTACACGGGAGACAGCCAGGGCGACGGCAACACGGGCCAGACGGCGGCCTACCACGTAAACCCGTTTGAGGATTTGAGCGGATACGCGGAAGCTGCTGTGTTCTCTGATGCAGCGAACTTTGACTTTTCGCTAGTAGCCGGATCACCTGCCATCGATGTTGGTACGGACCTCAGCGGCTTTGGCGTCACTACGGATATCGCCGGCACAACGCGCAGCGGCACCTACGACATCGGCGCGTTCGAATACGCAGCAGCCGGCGGCACGGACACATTGACCAGCACCGAGGTGGCGGCACTTGCTGGCGTGGACGCACCGACGACGGGAGTCGGCTCGCTAGTTGCCGCCAGCGTTGCCGCTGCAACTGCTGTTGGCGCGCCCACTGTGGACGCCGCTGTGTCCGATCAGTTGCTCCCGCGTGACGCGCGCGCAGGCGCTACTGTGGATACGCCGATCTTAGGCCACAAAAATCTAGCTGCGCAAGACGCGGTCGTCACTAGCAGCGTAGGCATCGCGGAGCTGGGACGTAACGCCTACGTGGATGTTGGCGGGCCGCGCGCTCCGACTGCGATTCCGTATCAACTAGTGCGCGATAACTATTCCGTCGCACCTGTAGCTGACTTCGAAGCGCCGCGCCTTGACGGTGGACGCAGCGTCGTCCATATGGTGTGGGATCACGCGCCAAGCGTGTACCGAGTGACAGCGACGTACTATTTGCCAGATGGTGCAGACTACGCCATCTTTGCTAGTATCGTTAGCAGCGGCGTTCCTGTCACGGCGGAGCTGCCATTGACGAACTCAAGTACTCCGCGGCTATGCACGTGCTGGCCGGACGCGGCGTCGGTTACGCTTGCGCAGGCACCGCACGCTGGTTATCTGGCGTCTGTTGTGCTGACGGTAGTGCCTGGGACGTACACTGGGAGGAGCTAGTCTTGCCGTCGTTTACTTTCTATCCACTGCGCGAGAGCTACTCCGAAACCGGCGGCGATGCTGTGCGCAAGTTTCAGCCGGAGATGGGACCGCCGCGTTTGCGCCGCGACAAGGCCGCGAGGACGCTCGTCACTGCGTCGTGGGCACTTTCTGCCGCTGAGCTGCAGTTCTTCTTCCAGGCGTATGGTGGACGCGAGTACACCTGGGTCTTGACTCTCGTGGGGGCTTCCGGCGGAGGACCGCGACTGTACAATTGCCTGCTGATGCCGGGCACTGTGTCGTGGGTGCCTGACGGTGCCCGCGCTAACCTCACGGCAACGTTCGAAGTTATTGGGGCGGTCTGATGAGCCAAGCGTACATTGACTTTTTCTTGAACGGACGCTCTGACGCGATCCAGTACGAGATGCTGGAGCTTTCGCACTCTGCGATGAGCCAGACGTGGCGACTCACGCGAAACGCGCCAGACGGCATTGTCGCCGGCGGCGTCACGTGGCAGTACTGCCCGATGGACATCGAGCCTAGCAGCGCGCAGTTCGACCTCGACTTCGGTGTGCAAATAACGCTCGGAGACTTGGGGTCGATTGTCAGCGAAGAACTGGCTAACATTCGCGCCGTCCCGTCCAACTACGGGATGCTTGAGCGACCGCAAGTAGTCTACCAGACGTTCGACAGCAGCAGCGATATGACCGCGCCGCTGGCTGGACCTTTCTCGCTTGAGATTGTAGAGTTCGCGTTGACGCGGCAGGGATCCACGTTCACGGCGCGGCCATTGACTGTCAACAGGAACAAAACAGGGATGCTCTACACAGTGGCCAACTTTCCCAGCCTGAAAGGCTTTCTATGATCGGCGCGCTCATGGCGAAACGATATGACGAGGACGCCTACCATTGCGTACATTTCGCCGTGGATATGTGGAAGTTCGTCACAGGCCACGACCTATCGTCCCAGTTTTCGCCGCTTCTGTCCCCAGAAGCTGCCAGAAGCGCCCCAGACAGCGTGTGGCGTGGCTTTGAAGAGCTGGGGCAGCCTGGACTGGACCCGCTCCTTGTGCTGCTCAGAGGGCCGGGTAGGCAGCCACACATCGGTGTCTACCGCGATGGGCGCATCTGGCATATGCGGGAGACTGGGCCTGTCGCAGAGACACTGGCGCAGATCGTGGCAGGCTATCCTGAAGTGAGGTTCTTCGCATGGACCGGGTGATACTGGACAGAACCTACCCATGGGGAAGTGTGTTCGTCGTTGAGACCGATGACGTGTGTGCTGCCCTCATGCGCCGGTATTCCAGCTTCCCCACTGGTGGAAGGCTGCTGCACGGACGCCGCGATGTCACGCCGCGCACAGTTGAGGACGTGGACGCGCTCTCCACGCTGTCTGGCGAGTTCACGCTAACTGTCGCGCCAGGCGCTCCCGCCGTAGTAGCGTTGGTCGTCTCGCTAGTCGTCACTGCAGTCGTTGGCTACCTAATGCGGCCAAAGCTGGAAGATCCTACCGCAGAGCGTGATGACCTAGGATCAGCGACAAACGCGCCTGGCAGGCTGCCGAATCGTGAGAGACTCCGCGAGCGGGTGCCTGATCTGTACGGCAACATCAAGCATACGCCGGATCTGTTGGCTCCGACGCGTGTTCGTTACGAACACGGAGAGCGCGTAGAGTACGCCTATTTATGCGTGTGCCGAGGTGACTACGTGTTCGACGAGGGCGAAAGGCCGCTGATACGCGATGGAGACACGGATATAGAAGCAATTGACGGCTACTCTGCGCACGTCTACAACAGCGGAGACCGCATCTCGCAGACTCCTGTCGCTGTGTATGGTAACGCAATTGACGTGGAGAACGGCTACTACTCTGCGTGCTGGACAGAGGCGCGCGGGGCTGAGTACGAAGACATCCCCATGGATACCACTGGTGTGCAGCGTTGGGGGTTTTACCACTATACCTGGATGCCAAACGGTGAATCGGTGCTTCACTTGAATGATCCTGCTGATGTCGCCGCCGGCGGCCCGCATATTATCTCGCAGCGTGGCGTCGAAGGCGACGACTACGACATCGACTATGATTTGAGCAAATGGTTCGACCCAGGCGGTGCGATCAATATAAGCATACTGCTGTACAACACTAACGAGCCAGCCGACGCCCACACTTTGCATCCACTACCTGTTTTGTCTGGCGAATACACCATCGTCAAAGTGACCGCCGACGGTATGTGGCTGTCAATACCGGAAGAAATGCGGTCTGCGTGGGAGGCAGCGCCACCTGCCGGATACGCGGAATACACGTGCCCATGGGTATTGGGCGGTTCGACGCCTATAGGACCGTACACTGTGCGGGCGCGATCCCGCGTTGAGGTGACCCTCGACGCCCCGCGAGGACTGTACTTTGCGGAATCTGCGGCGACGTTTTCGAAGGCGTTCAGGATAGAGACGTATTGGCGGGAGCGCGCTAGCGGCGCGGTGCTATACGCGGAAGAAACGACCACGCTGACTGGAAGTTCGCGGCAGCTAACTGGGGACACTGTAGTCGTAGAGAACCCGCATCCTGCGCTGCTAGATTGTGACGTAGATGTTCGTGTGACGTGTACGACAGTATTCAACCCGGACTCTCCCGCGTGGGATGACAAGGCGGAACACCGCGTCGATCTCATTGGTGTGTGGGGCTGCCACGAAGAAACGTATGGTGCGCTTGAGACTTCGCCGGAAGTCACGACGATCCTGACGAGGATGCGTAACACAGCCGGCACGCGCGCAGTTAGCGAGCGCGGCCTGACAATCACAGGGTGGCGGAAACTGCGGTATTACACAGGGGACGGTAGCGAGTACCACTTGCGCGGCCTGGCGGCCACATTAGCCGATATGTGTCTGGACCCGAGAGTTGGTCGTTTGTCGCCGGCGGCTATCCCGTATGATTTGAACTGGGTTGAGTCGGCGCTTGCTGTCAACGATTACTTCGCCAGCCCGTCTGACGAGTTTACCGAGTTCAACGGTGTTTTCGACAATGCAAACACTACCTTCGAAGAGATGTTCGCCACGGTGGCCGCAGCCTGTTTCTGCGCTCCGTACCGTGTTGGGCACCAACTGTTCGTAAGGCCGCTGCTGCCACAGACGATCCCGACACTGCTCTTCAACGCGCGGAACAAGCTGCCAGGAACAGAGTCACGGACGGCAGTCTTCGGCACCCAGGACAATTATGACTGCGTTTTCGGAGAATTCGCGGACAGAGACGACGACTGGGTGAAAGCGACCATTACCACAGCGGACGGCGCTACCCCGTACACGATGCCGCTGCTCGGGGTGACCCACCCAACGGTTGCCAACACACACATCGACAGGGAATTCCAGAAGATCTACTGGCGCAACTTCCAGGTCAGCTTTGTGGCCACGGAAGAGGCGACATTGCTCCTGCCTGGCGATTTGATCCTAGTGACGGATGGTACGCGCACCGCTGTACTTGAGGGTGACGTTGTAGACATCAGTGGATCTACCATCACCCTATCGCATCAGGTACGGCTGCGCACTGACGCCAGCGACACGCGGGACTTCACGTGTTTTTTCCAGACATCGGACGGGCTTGTCGTGAACTACGACATACTCAATCCTACGCATTCGCTGACAGACACGCTGACACTGGCCGCAGCGCCGCCGGCATCGTTAGTGTCCACGGATGTCGAGAATTTCGCGGTCGCGACATTCTATATCGTCCCAACTGACGACAACGGCGACACGAGCAAGTTTATTGTCGATACGGTTGCACCGGAGGGGAAAGGCACGTTCCGGGTGACGGCCAGCAACTACACCGACGCGTACTACGCGCAAGACCCGGTGCCGTAACCGGGCAGGGGCGGCCTCTCGGCGCTAGTCTCCCGCCTGGGTGGCCGCCCCGATCTCAATCGGAGCGACATCGCCCCACGTTGGGCCTGTCTCAAAATCAGCGATCACTGGCACGCGCAAAGAGAGCGCGCACTCCATGGCATCGCGGAGTTCTCTCAGCAGCGCCGGGTCGGTGTCACCGGCGCGGTAGCTGAAGTCCAGCTCGTCATGCACGGTGAGTACTGGCAGCCGGAAGCGCGTGAACATTCCAGACTCCCAGCACCTGACCATGGCCGCCTTCATCAGATCCGCCGCCGATCCCTGCAGCCTGTAGTTCAACGCTTTGTATCTGAATGCGCGCTCTATCTGTGAGCCGTACCGCCTGATGGCGTCGTCGTAGCCGAGTGGCTCTGCGTCCTTTGTGCCTGTAGGAACCCACTGGTCGAACCGCGTTCTGCGTCCCATTATCGTGGAAATGAACCCGAGAGCCTGCACCTCAGCTTGCACGGACGCCATGGTCGCCCTGACGTAGGGTGCAGCTTTGTGGTACGCGGCGAACATCTCGTTTGCAGCAGCAGCGTCAACGCCGATTTGTTTCGCCAGCTTCGCGGTCCCCAGGCCGTAGAGAAGGCCGAAGTTGATGTTCTTGATAGGCCCGCGAGGGATCTCCAAGCCGGTCATGCTGGCCACGAGCTGCTGCGTCATCTTGTGGTAGTCCGTCTTGCTGTCAGCGACAAACGCGCTACGGACGGCGTCCGAACCGTCACCAGTAGCGAAGTGCGCGAGGAACCGGTATTCGATCTGCGAATAGTCAACCTTCAGCCAGTCGGTGTCGCCGGCGAACGGCACGAAGAGAGACCGGAGCAGCTTCCCGCGATCTGAGCGAGCAGGGATGTTCTGAAGGTTCGGCGTACTGCTGCTGAACCGCCCAGTCTTCGCGCCCGCTCCGTCGGCCTTGAGTTGGTGGAACTGTCCGTGCAGCTTACCGTCAACGTGGCCGTCGATGATGTAGCTCTTGAGGAAGGTGCCCGATAGCTTGAGTAGCTGTCGCGCTTCAAGCACCTTCTGCATTACCGGGTGCGGATGGTCGGCCAACCACTTGGAGACAAACTGCGGCTTGCCTGTAGGAGTCCGTGGATACCCGAGACCGAGCTTGTCGGCCAGCTCGCCAAGATCCGCGTTGCTGTTGACGCTAACCGGTTTACCAGCCTCGTCCGCAAGCTGCTGTAGCAGCCGGTCTGCGTCGTGCATGAACTTGTCGTAGAGTAGGTGCGCCCGCTCAACGTCAACTCGCACACCCTGCTGCCGCATCGCGACCAGCAGCGGGATGAGGCGACATTCCATGTCGAAAACGTCGAGAAGCCCCTGCGCCCGCAGCAGCGGCCACTGCTTGCGCAACACTGCGAGAGGGAGGCTCGCGTCTGCCTCCGCGTAGGGGCCGACCAGCTCCATCGGACAGCGGTAGATGTTGGACCGCTGCCCCGGTCCGGGCGCACCGCCGTAGGTGAGGGACGACCACGCGTAGAGGCCGTCAGTCTCCTTTCCGTCACCCACGTATTTCTTCCCCAAGGCGTCGAGGCTAACGCCGCCGCTGTCGGTCAGCAACGATTCTGCGTGCTGGACATCATACAGTCGCCCGCGCACCTCGACGCCTATAGTTGCGAGCCATCCCACGTCATAAGTCAGATTAGCTCCGACTTTAGGGGTATTAGACCCAAGGGTATCCCGCAACCACCCCGTCACGCGCTCGGTCCCCCAAGGGCAACCTTGGCCGAGTCCGTTTCGGAGAGGGAAGTACCAAGCCGCGTCTTCAGTCGCAACGGAGACTCCTACAACGTAGCCACTGCCAGTTGCCCAGCCGGGACCGTGGGTCTTCAGGCGCGGGTCGTAGGTCTCCGTGTCGAAGGCAATCACCTTCGCGCCCCCCAGCCGGGGTAGCTCGCGCGCGGGGGTCCAGCTACTGGTGTACTGCGGCGTAATGAGCATCTAGTTCTTCTTGTCCTTGATGATCTCAACGATCAGAAAGCCGACGGCGCTGACACCGACCACGTAAGCCATGACTAGTACCAAGGGGCGCAGCAGCGTGTCAAGAAAATTAAGCATCGTCGTCCTCCGGCAGTGCGGCTCCCAGCAGCTTGAGCAGCGCCGCTAACGCGGCCTCTGCTCGCTCGCAGCGCGCTGTCAGCTCGACGATGCGCTGCCCACGTGTTTTGCAGAACGGGCATACTTCGAACTTCTTAGCGGTCATTGTGTGCCTCGCTTCGCTGCTCCCACAGATAGATCTCGTCGTCCTCGATGAAGAAGCACGTGAGTACGCAAAGCGCTGCTGGGTGCTTGTAGCCGCCATCGACCTCTCTCAGATGCGCCCCGCAAAACGGACAATTTTTCATGTGAAGCATCCTCCAAGATGGCACATTCCAGAGTCGTCAGTGTCGTTTTCATCGTTGTCGTCGATGTTTCGAAGTCCACCTTTGCACAGCCCAATACCGCCTCGTCCGAAGTTGCCGTGCTTGGCTGCGTTTTCTTCTATCTCAACAGCGAGCTTAAAATACTCGGGATGGCTGTCGCGAAGCTCGCGCCATTCGGGCTTACGCATATTCGGGCACATAAAGCAGCTAGACTTGCCGATGACGAAGCCGCTATCCCGGCAAATTTCAGAGCATCTATCACGATCAATTCCCCACGCGACCAATGGATACCACGGCATGAACTCGTCGCTCTCTGTACGGCGCATGGCGGATTGTACACGCCTCTCTTCACCGAAGTCGTAGCCGATTGCGAATGCTCCACGCTGGTAGCCATTAGCCTTTCGCCACTTGTCCATCGGCTGCACCTTCCACTTGACAGTACAGCCGGCAAGCCCGTAGGCCTTCGACGGAAGATGGTTCGTACGAAGGCAGTGGTCGTGGAGCGGTTCGAAACCTTTGATGTCACCGCGCACGCGCTCCCAGCGCACCGTCGTGACTGGTGTCCAGTCCCGCTCGCGACACCACGCGTCGACGGCAGCTACGTGATCGAGCGTGCCAGGAAGCTCCGATCCGGTGTCCGCGAAGAGGATCCAATCTGGACGAAGTCCCCGCTGGTGTGCTTCCACGATGAGCGCAGTCGAGTTCAGACCGCCTCCGAAGTTGATCCCCCATGGTGTTGCAGGAGGAGCCTGCCGGAGCTGCGGCGGCATTGGTTCGGGAAACAGTGTGCCGATTGAGTCGTTGTAGCTCACGCAACTTCGCCTCCTGTGTTGTCATTGCTACGAACCTTCATCCGTCCAAGTCCTCGATGATTCCCTTCTCCAGCGCCTCCTCAGCGGTGAAGACACTGGAAGTCACCGCCCGATACCCAGGGCCGAAGAACCCAATCCGCCGATTCGACCAGAAGCTGGAGGGGCTGCCGAACGAAACTGCCGTAGCCCACGTCGTAAGTAGATTGATGCTAGCAGGATAGAATTTGCAAGCACCAATTTCCATCGGCATAGCAGTACCTTCGGCACCGTAGTCGGCAAAGAACCGCGTACCGTCGGTCCACGACGGGTTACCGCCACTCGCCACCATCGATAGGAGCTGCTGCGCAGGTGACGCCTCGCCAATCGGCAGCTTTTCGTCATCGAGAGTAAACACGGTGGAGATCTGCTGGGCGTCGTAGCTGCCGGTGTACCGCGCTGTCCGCAGGAACGCGCCGTCGTCGTAGGCGAAGTTGACCTTGCCGTCGGACGCTCCTATCGCGATAAGTTTCGCGCCACGATACGCCATGGCGCGCTTGATGTCGGCAACGTCGGCTTCAAACGTGGGACGGCCCTGCCACTTCGGCGTGTACCACTGGGCAACCGTGGTGGGCGAGAGGTAGCTCATGACCCCAGGCTCCTCAAACCGCACGACGCGAAGCTGCTCTTTCACCAACTTCGACGCGAGCGAAACTGCCGCCTTCAGCATCTTGAGATGCTGCGCAGAAAGCGCCCATCCCGTGTCCGGTGTTTCCGCACTGACATCTCCGCAGTCCTGCCACCCAAGCACGAGCTTCGTACCCTCGCCGTCCGATAGCTCAACGTTCCACGCGCCTTCCGCGTCTTGCGTGCTGCCGACAGTGATCTTCTCTGCGTACTTGAACGCGGGGAAGACAGCAAGCAGCTCATCGGCTGCGTACAGCCCCTTGGGCAGGGGCAGCCCGGCAGGGGACGCCGCGTCAAGGCCGGTCGAGTACAACACGCCGCCACTGGACACGGCCACCGTTCCGCGCTTCTTCTTGCCGGCGACTAGGCGAATCGCCGCGTCGAGCTGCTTCGCTTGCTTATTGATCTTGTTGCGCCCCATCTGAAGCCTCCTAGAAGATTCTGGTACTTGTGGATTGTCGGTCTTGTTCAGGTCCATCACTTCACACATCGCGCCGCATTCCTCGACGATTGGCGGGCTTTCTCGACCGCGCTCTGGATCGAGGTCGTCTAGCGATGATCGGCGCATACAACGTGCGCCAATTTCGCGCTCGAGTGCGGCGCGTTTCTCAAATACTTCTGGAAAGTCTCGGCGGATCTTGTTCCAGTACCCCATGCCGCCCTTGACACATCCGATACAGTTGTTGTTTGGATACCCTAGATCGTACATGGCGGGCCTCCGCACTCCACTAGCGTTCAGCATTTGGTGTGCAGCCTCTTTGGTGATTCCTCGTTCGATCAAGGGAAAGATGTGCTGCTGATCAGGCATGGCCTCAGCAAGGCGCTCGGCGCGCGCTTGCTCAGATGCGTCCAGCCCCCACACATACATCAATGGTAGATCGTCGTGTGCGTTCTCCCATTCTTTGCGCACCCGTCGTTTAAGGAGCCGCGTACACGGCGCTCCAGCAGGGCCGTTGATATACTGGACAGCGCGAAGAGTCTCCTCCACCGTGGAGTATCTGTCCGACTGAATAATCTCGACAGGCTTTTTAAACCATTTTTCGCAGTCGGCAACGAACCGCAGCGTATCTTCGTGATGGTCTTCGATATGCGTGTAGATGATATGGTCAAGATCTGTAATCGTTAGCTTGGTCGCGACAGCCGATGAGACTCCCGCGCTGAACCACGACACTACTCTACATCCGTCGCGCATCACTCCTCCTAGAAAATGTGGTCAATCACTCTTGGGTACTTGTTCCCTGTCCAGACGCGCACCTTGCGCGGCTGCACGAGTTCGTCCCACCTGTCTAATGCTTCTTGGACAGTGCTGGGGCACTGTGTAGTCGCGCGTGTTGCCCACCACTTTTCTGCCATCTTGCGCGCGTGGCCACCGTGTTCGAAGCATACCCATTCGTCGAAGCGGACGAGACCGCGCATATAGGTGACGCGCAACGAGGCGGGCTTGCCGGCCTTGTGGTGCTTGCCCCGGAGAATGCGCTCAATAGGCACTTCCTCTACGACGGTGCGGTCGCTGGCCAGCAGCGCGTACTCCGACGGGTCCGTAGTCAGTTTCGGTCGAATAGGAAACTCGTAGCCGCAGAAGTAGCACTCGCGCACCGTCGTGTGGTTATAACAACCACACTGGGGGCAGATTTTTACCGGAGGAGCGCCGTCGCTCTTGCCGCCGCGCTTACTCGGCAGCACCGGATCGTTCACAGGTCCGAGGCGCTCGGTGTTCCCGGCGTAGTCCAGCACGAGGCAGTTGGCTTTCCCTGGTGCGGGCCTCATGCCCCGACCCACCATCTGCACCCACAAGGAAGGGCTAGTGGTGGGCCGGAGCATTCCCACGAGATCGATAGGGGGATGGTCGAATCCCGTGGTGAGTACGTTGTTGTTCACCAAGCAGCGAAGCTCGCCTGCCTTGAACGCTGCGATGAGACGATCACGCTCCTCTTTCGGCAGCGCGCCGTAGATCGGGGCTGCCGACACACCATGCGCAGCTATCGCTGCCGCTACGTGCTTCGCGTGATCAACGCCGGCTGCGAACACCAGCCAACTCTTCCGGTCGCCGCCGCGCTCTACCATGTTGGCGACAGCAGCTTGCGTGAGCGGATCGACATCGACAGCAGCCTGCAACTGGCCGACTGCGTAGTCTCCGCGCGCCATCTTGACGCCTGTGAGATCAGCTTGTACCGGGGGCTTCCACGGAATCACTGGCGCGAGGTAGCCGCGCTGGACAAAGAAGTCGAACCAGCGAATGTCTGCCTGATTGATGCAGACGTGCGTGAATAGTCCATCATCGCACAGGTGCCCTTGCCCAAGCCGGTACGGCGTGGCTGAAAAACCAACCACGCGTAACTTCGGATTGCGCTCGCGCAGCCGGGTAAGCACTCGCTGGTACATCGACTCGCCGCTCTGCGACAGCAGGTGGCACTCATCGATCAGCACAAGGTCACGCCTGCCGAACTTGTCGATGTTTTTGACGACGCTAGCCACGCCACCGACGATAACCGCGTCCTGCGTGTCACGGACGCCCAGGCCGGCGCTGTAGACTCCGACGGGAGCGCCGGGCCATGCTGCGCGTAGCTTGGTGGCGTCTTGCTCCACAAGCTCTTTGACGTGAGTCAGGACTAGCGCGCGTGTGCGTGGCCACGTAGTGAGTGCCCGCTGGATCACTCCGGCGATGACGTGGCTCTTGCCGGTGCCGGTCGGCATGACTACGACGGGGTGGCCGGCGGTTGTCTGGAAGTGCGTGAACACCGCAGCGACTGCCTGCTCTTGGTAGTCTCTGAGGCTCACAGGAGGCTCTCCCAGCACGGGTGCGCTACGGCAAGCCTGTCACGCGGGATCTCTACGTCGTGGCGCTCACAGTGCCACACGGAGCCTTCCGCAGGCACGGCGTGCTTGCACGAGCGGCAGTTCTGCGCCGGCGCTTCGTCGCCGTGGCAAACCGCGTGATAGTCACAGAACTTGCATTTCCAGAAAGTAGGATCGCTGCTAATCCCAGGCGGCGCGTCCTGGGAGGAGATCAGGAGCTGCGCCTGCGCGAGGTAGCCGGCGGCCACGTCAGGCCGGTACGGCACGATCTCGGCGTACAGCTCGTCGTTGTCCTTGCATACGCTCAGGTAGAGCGCGTTGTCCAGCTCTCGCGCCCGCATATAGAGTTGCATCTGCGCGTAATGCTTAGGCTGCGCTTTCGCAACACCGTCATTCGCAACACGCGTCCACGGTTTCTTCGCCGCAGTCTTGAACTCCAGCACCAGCGGTCCGAGATCGGAGTAGAGCTTCCCGGCTGGCGGCGTGCCGATGCCGTCCATCGAACCGCCGAAATGCCCCTCGATAGCCGTGAACCGGAACTGCTCACCAGTGGCCGGGTCAACCTCGGTGACTTTCCAGCCGGCGCGCCGCAGGAAATCGACGAAGCGGACTTCTTCCTCGTGGCCTCGCTGGAATAGGCGTAGCATCCTACCGCTGTACGGATGGCGGCGCACCCAGCGAAAGCTGTACCACACGCGACGATGGCACTCGTCACCGATGACGGACGCGCCCATGTGATGCCGAAACGACGTGTCGCTGGTCGCGACCACCGCAGCGTCGATGTCTGTCAGAATGTGCCGTGCCATGATTTCCACGAAGATTCCTTTGGTGTAGCGGGCGCGGCTGCCGCGTAGCTGCCGCGCCCTGTACCTGCGTCTATTCCCACGGTGC